TCTGTCCGCCCGCCGGTCCTTGGCCTACGATAGTCGCTTCGTCGAAGCGCGGAGAGTCAAGAGTCGGGCCGACACGGCCGCTATCGCCCTCGCCGTTTTGAAGGTACTGCGCAAATGTCTGTCTCATGTTAGCTCCCGATCATCACTGGAATTGTTCCGGTTTGACCGGACGCCAGCGCCGCCATCGCGTGGCCGAATAACCATCCTGTCGTGCTGTTCGCGTTGAGCACGAACCCGTACAGAAAGCCGGTCACGGGGTCGATTGTGCCGCCATCTGCATAAACCGCATCACCCGGATTAATGGCCTTGCCGGTTCCGGGGACAATGCTCGACTTGGCCGATACCGTCAGGAAGTTGGCGCCCACTCGCTTGACCGTTATATTCCCGGTCGGCGTGAGATTTCCTGGCGGCGTGTAGCTGGTCTCGGCGATCATCGCAACGCCAAGAGCGGGGCTGTTCGCGACGCCCCACAGTAGCGGGTCGCCAGAGATTGGACCGACGCCGCTATTCGCCGCGATTGGAGCGGCTACGGTGAAACTGTCTGCGCGATTGAGGTACTCGTTCGCGGCCATGTTATTGAGCTCCTTCCATCGGCAGAGTGCCGCCAGTTTGCGCGCGCGCTCCGAGGTGGCGAGCGTTGTACGACGGGTCGAAAGCCGCGCGGCCTTCGTTCAAAATGCGTTGGCCCATCTCACTCTTGAATCCCAGCCGCCCTGCCGATTCCGTCATGAACCTCTCGCGCCGCTTGGTCGCTTCGGCAACTTGCGCTTCGGTTGCGGCCACCGCGGCGGGTCCGGTTGCCGCCGGACCCATGCCAACCACCATCTGCGGATTCAGCCGTGCGAGGAATGCCAATTCGTCAACCAGTTGCGCCTCGGCAAATTCCTTGACCTTCTTCGCGTCGAGATCGCCCGCTTCCGTCATCGGAATCGTGCCTGCCAGAACGCGACCTGCGACGCGAGACTTGATCGCCTCCGATACCTGCACCGTGCGAAAGTACTCGGCGACTGCGCCGCTCGCGTCGGTGATTGCTTGCCGCTCGCGGAACTTGCGATTGTCCGCAGCAAGCGCGGTCACGCTTTCCTGTAGTTTTTGCAGCGCTGCTGCGTCCATTTCGATCTCCTGAGCCGATTCGGCTACTGGTGTTTGGATTGGTGCGACACGTCCGCGTGCCGCTTCGAATAATTGCAAAATCTGTCCGCCCGCGCCTGGAGTCGTCACGTAATCAACTGACAGCCCGTGCGTGAGCTTCTCGATGATCTTCCCGCTTTTGCCGTCCGGTGCTTTGCCTTCCTTGGCCACACCAGATGCGCGGATGCTCATGCCGATGTGCTTGGCGAGCGAGTCAACCGGAGCGCGAAATTGTTCGAACACATTGGCTTTGGCGTAGAGCCCCGCGCCCGCTGGTCCGTTCGCTTCGTAGTGCGCGTCTTCGGTCAGAACGGATGCGAGGTCGCGAAGATCGCCTTCAGGGCGCGCCGCTTCTTCTGCGGAAGTCTGGTGGTTCCAGAAGTTCTTAGTGCCTGTCTTGAAAATCTTCGGCCCGTCACGCTCAATGACCTCTGCGGGGTAAAATCCGCACGAGCCCCAACCAGGCTGAATCAGTTTCAGGTACGCCGTGCCGTCTTGTCCGACCGCGCCCTCACGCAGTGGAATCACATCGCCGATGATGTCAAGCGATGCGGATTCATCCACCCCATCGCTGCTGGCCGTCGCCGTGTCAGCGCCAAGTGCGATGCTGTGATCGTGAATGGTCTGAATCAGCGCTTGGTCGGTCTTCGAATGGCGAGCGCCGGCTTCGGTTACTGGAGTCGCTGGCTTCTTCGCCACCTTCTTGACGAACTTTTTGAACTTCGCGGCCATCTTGGCGTTTTTGTTAGCTGGCTTTGCGGCTTCGGCTGCCACGCTCTCCATGCCCTCGCGCTTGTACGTGGTCATCTGCACGATGTCGACGCACTGAGTCATGTCGATATCAACCGAGATGCTTCCATCGGTCTGAGTAATGGTGTAAGGCGCCTGCGTGAGATCGCCATCGCAGCAGAAAATAACATTGCCGGACTCGCCATCGCCAATAAAATCGGTGAGGTAGCACCAGCCGTACCCGCCATCGTCGCCGCGTGCATCGCGCAACGCGCCAGACAGCCATCCGCGCAAGTCGTTGGAAGAAACGTCGGAAGCATCGGCAGCCTCGCGGGCGATAAGAGCGAGTGCTTTTGCCGCTTCCTTGGTAAGTGCCATCACGCCAATGTTGAGGCCATTGGACTTTTACGCGCAAGCTATGCATTGCTACAATATGTCTTGGCTTGCTCACACTACAGGAAACCGGGGCACACTCGATGTCAGGAAAAGGAGTGCCCCAGCAGCCACGCGGCATACTTGCGGAATTGGCGCGCGACCACCGCGCCCCGTGCCGTTCGTCAGGCGAAGAAAGAAGGAGCAGAAGAGTTTCAGGTGTTGGTAGTGAGCACTTTCGAGTGTCGCGGGATGGTCGAATTCAACGGGCTGGCGGTCGCCGAGATAGTTAGAATGCTTCGCGTCGATTGAACGATTGCCGCAAACGTGCAATGCTTGCGGCATGACGCTTGGCGTAATTCTCATTGTTCTGCTGGTGATTGTCGTATTCGTAGTCATCGGCTGCTGGATTGTAGGCAAGACGCTGGCACCGCCGTACCAAGGCTGGGGATTCGGAGTAATCGGAGTGATTTCGCTAATTCTTCTGATCGTTCTGGTCGTCGGATTACTTGGGGGCGGGAACGTTTTCAGCACGCCGATTGGGCATTAGGCCATCTCTGCGATAATCAGGTTGAGCGCCTGCATGGTGTGACGGGAGATCCGTCAACCGACTTCCTAACGGTTTGTCGCATGAAACAAAGGGCGCGACTTTCGCCACGCCCTTTCCATGCCCATACCGACCTTGCCACGCAATACCATAACTCGCCTCGCCTAGGCTAACCTAGCCGCGTCGCCCTTAGATATCCTTGCCAGACCGTTCCTGACCACGCCGGAACTTAGCTGACCGTACCAGACATGTCCTCACCTAAGGTCTTACCGCGCCTCGCCGCTCCCGACCTTAACTCGCCAGACCGCAGCCGTCCATGTCATGCAACGCCTCGTCCAACCTAACCCTTCCGGCCCTCGCCATTGCTCGCCATGTCAAACCAATCCGGACCAGACCCCAGATGACCCGACCACGCCTCGCCATACGCTGGCCGACCATGACTCGTCCCGCCTCGCCGGACCTCACCATGGACAAACTGAGAAGTTGGTTACCTGGAAGCGACCGTACGTCGGCCTGAAATCGCCCACGCCGATGAGCCGCCCTGCCGATTGCAGAACTTCATTGAGCATTTCGGCCGGAATGTACTCTGGCAGCATCACCTGCAAGAGTACTTGCGTCTTCCATCCGAGGGCCATTGCTGGCCGATGCCGAGTGATTCCGTTACGCTGAACCATCACTCTGCGCATGTCCACGTAATCCCAATTCTCTGTTCCGAGCGAGCAAAGCTCTTCGATACCGGCGATGCCCGCCTTGAATAGGTCCATCGCTGACTTGCGCGGTGATCGAGGGTCCTGCCTAAATTTGGCCGCATTGATTAGCGCCATCCGAAAATATTCAGTCGGGATCGAAAGGAGATTCTGCGAGCCGCGATAGACATAGCTTTCGAGGTCGTCGCTCTTTTTGGCCTTGCTGCCCTTGGCTGCTTTGGATTTGGCTTCGACGCCTTCCACGCTCCATCGGTGGAAGAGGAAAGGAGAAGTGCCGATTACCTCGGCGGTCGCGGCGTAGGGCTGACCTTGCGCAATTACAAATTCGGCATCATTCGAGACGGGATCTAAAACGGTTTTGTTCATAGGTACAGTATATTACATGCGGCTTGGATATCACACATAAACCCTGTGCCTTTTTTCTCCGTATTCAACAGCACACAAGCAATTTGGATGGGCCGGAGGTTCGTCTACGTCTCCGAAAACCCCATCGAACACGCCATCGTCATCTATCCATCCTAGGTCTTCGTTGTCGGCGCAAAGATCACACGCGTCAGGATCAGCTACCCATCTTTTGACGTTCGCAATTTCATACGTGTAGGCCCTGCTCTTTTCATCCAGCCGCACGCCGAGCATCGCGTCAACGATGCGGAGAGCTTCGGCGATGGCGGCGGCTTCCATCAGGCGGTAGGTTCTACTGGCACGTCAGAGCAGACCCACTTCAGCACGCTCGCTCTGCCGAGTTCAAACGCGTGCTTTTCCAGTGGCGTAGTTGGCCGCCCCGGCAGCCCTCTATCTGTCCCGTTCTTAATTATCAGATCGACCACGCGCAGCGCAGAGCGCGCCTCGTCTTCGGCGATCATGCCGTCGTCTCCTTCATTCGCTGCTCAAGCCGCTTGCGCGCCGTCTTCAGTATCTCGTTGACGGCTCTGTCTACCACCGCCTTGTCCTGCGAAGCGATATTCAGCGGCTCTTGCTGCTGGCCCGCAAGGTCTGCCTTGTCGGAAATCGGATCGACAGCATCGGCACGAATCATCGTTGGAGGTTCCGGCTCAAGCGTCCGATCAATCTCGTATGTCGCCTCGGGGAACATCGCCTCAATTACGATGTCGGGGTCTTCTACTCCCAGCTCCACTAGTAATAGTCGGAAACCCACCTTCTGATCAATGCCTACCACTTCTTTGCCGTTGAGGGTCAGCGCTTCGACGATGGCATTGATCCGCGACTCTAGGTCGCCCTGAAGGATGGCCGGAAACGTCACGCTGACGGTTATCTTTTGCGCCTTGTCTGTCGCGACGCTATTCGACTCGCTCGCTCGCGCAATACCGTCGCCATGAAGGCCCGGAGGCGATACTATCGCCACTTCATCAAGCCTGACCTCGGTAGTCGAGCAATCCTGCCGCTTCGCCACCGATTCGCGGAGTTTGCCTTTCGGAGCGCTCAGCGAGCGCGATAGAACGTATCGGCCGATTCTTTGCAGGA